GGCGTGAAGGCACCGTAGGTGCCGCTGGCAGGGTCGGTTTCAAGCGAGCCAAGCCAGTTGGAGACGTGGAGGTTGTACTGACCGAAGTCGCCTTGGAAGACGTCGATGTAGTGGCTGTAGGACGTATCCTCGCGATTCTGCATGGTGCGAATCGGGGAGGAAGTCATAGCGGCACCATTCGGGGTCGTGTAGACGAGGTTCGAGAACGCACGCTTCAGATTGACTGCGACGAGGGCGTCGTAGGTCTTGTTCTGACCGCTCTGCTTGTACTGGGCCGTCAGGAGGTCCTGAACGTGAGACTCGTTAAGAGCCGCAGGATTGGCACAGGTGTTCGCGTTGGCGACCGTGCGGACCACACCACTGATAGTCGCCGTGGCTGAGGCCGCGATGATATTATCAGCAGAGGTGCAATAATCGTCAGGAACAGGCAGGAGGGCGTCCTTTTGCCATTTGGTCTTGGTCCAAGAATCAAGAGCACGCGTACGGTAGCCAACGGTGCCGTTGTCAGCCTGAGCGGTCTGGTTCGAGGTAAGGGCGACTTCAACGTCACGCTTCATCGCAAGCATGGCCTTAGCCATCTGGCGGGAGCGTTCAGAAGCGACGCCAGCAATCTTGACCATGTTGGACTCCGTCAGTTTTGACACGCCGAACTTGCGGCGGAAAATCTGAGGATAGGCCGCGAGCGTAGCACGGAAGCCAGTAGTATACTGGTCCATCGTAGCACCGCCAGCAGTGTCGCCAGTGAGCGACTCGTCAGTACCGTCGATGACGGGGCGAACGCGGGGGTCAGGATTCTTGTCAACCTGCCACTGGAACAGGGTGTTGGAGGGTTCGGCACCTTTGCGGGCCATGGTAGAGAAAGGGGTATCCTTTGCATCCACCATCGTAATCATATCAGCGATATCTTCGCGGCGACCGACGCGATTAGCCTCTGTGGCATTCTGATAGTTTCCAAGGTCACGTTCAAATAAGCGTCCCATAGTAGTAGTATTTTGAGGTTAAACCGACAACTAACGACCGAGTTTCAACTCGATGAGCGATGCTAAGTCATCTTTAGAACCAGTCTTAAGGAACCGACTCTCCACTTCCGAAACATTCTTTGTGTTTGAATGCGTGCTCGGGCTAGCAGAGGGGCGACTGGGCTGATACGGGGCACGCTTCGTGATGGATTCGGTGCGTACTACCTGCTTTGCCTGACGAGCCTGCATACCGAGGACAAAGTCCCCAATAACAAGTTTGTAGTCAGGGAACTCAGACAGTTCTGGGAAGTTCTTCAGGAGTGCGATAGCCGTACCGTACTCCTTGGTATCCTTCTTCTTCCACCACGGATACTCTTGTTCCGCGATAGGGTCGAAGTGTTTGCGTGCTTGAATAAACGAAGCCTGCTCGGGAATGTTTTTTTCGAGGTCTTTGAGGGCCTGAATTTTCATCCGACGAACTTCGGTCTCGTCTACATGCACTGACGAACCGTCAGAACGTGGAATATCGCCTCCGTATGGATTTTCCTCGCACCAGTCGCGGACCTCACGTGCTTGCTCAACAGCCTTGTTGAGAGACGCGTCATCGGTCATGCTCCTGAACGGGTTTTTCGCACGCGAAGAGGCAGGTATTACCTCGTCCTTCTTGTTCTGCAAATCCACAAGTTCCTTGCGAAGGCGTTCGGATTCCGCTTCGGCCTCACGGCGTTTTGCGGTAATCTTATCGATTCGTTTTTGGATATGCTTGGGGATACCGTCTTCCTGTTCCGAATCATCCTCGCGGCCCACTGCCGTGTTCTGGAATGACTCTTTATCAATGCCAAGTCCTGCGGTTGCTCCCTCGGCTAGAGGGTCCTCAACGCGGTATTCTTGGGCTTCCGCCGTCTGGTTTTCGGATTCGGCGGCATCCTTCTGGGGCGAATTGGTCAGCCCAGATGAGTCTAGCAGAGCCGCGAGGTGCTCCACATTCAGACCGCCAATTTCGGTCTGACTCTTTTGAGGGTTAGTACCCTGATTTTGATTTTCGTTAGTCATGCGGTTTAAAGTCCTGCAAGGGACAGACATGGTTTTTTGGGAAGGTCCAAGAACCTAAAGAGACTTTTTGCAAAAATTACCGACGCGTCAACTGGGGTCCAGCCGTACGGGAACCTTGGGCATAGTTAGGCAACATTTACTCAACGTCAGGTATGTTGTACCGCCTTTGAGCCTCAGAACGCATCTCGTCGAGGTGGTTCTTTAAATCAGCGAGGGCATCAGCACGCCCGCACGAGTGCGACCTCTCGGAGTCCGAAAGGCTTGGCCTAATGGCGTTCGCGACCTCAAGTTCAATAAACGTGTCAAGGACGTGTAGGGCAGTCTCCCACACATCGTTTTTGCCCCTGAACGCGAGTTTCTGGAGCGTGTCTTCCGTGGCTTGGTATGTTGGTTTATCCATGGTAAATTACATCTGCTCGGGCATAGGGGCCTGCTGGGGGCCTCCCTGAGGGGGCTGTCCCCCGCCTTGCATCTGCTGTTGGACCATCATAACGGCCTGCTCTTCTGGAACGCCCTGCCCGACCAGTTCTTGAACCATGGCCTGCATCTGGGCCTGACCGTCCTGCTGTTGCATCTGACCCTGCTGTTGCTGGGCCGAGGCTTCCTGCTGTTGGAGGCCCTGAGCGGCAAAATCAGACTGTGCCGCCGATTCGCCCTGCCCACGTGCCTTCTGGGCCTCGCGGGCCTGCTCGATGAAGGACTTGACCTGCTCTGCCATGGAAGTGCCCTCTGGAGCCACGCCAGTGCGTCCCGTTTGCTTGTTCTGCTCTTGCTGGACAGACATGGTAAGGTTCTGGACGTAGGTCTGGAATAGTTGCTGGAACAGGGGGTCCCCTTGCAATGCCTGCTGGGCTTTGGGGTTCTGCTGGAGGATTTGCTGAGCCAACTGCATCTTGGACTGAGCCGATGGGTCGCCTTCGACAAGTTGCGGTGCATTGCCGAGCAACATGAGGCCGATGTCGGTTTGGACGTCGCGGAACATCTTTTGGCTGGCTTGCTCGCTATCGACGATAAGGTCCTTGCCCAAGTCTGGGCTGATGGCCTCGATAATCTTCTTAATAAGTTTGGTACGGTCGATAACGCCAGAGGAGTCGAGCGGAATGGCAAACTTGGTAAGTGCGTCAAGTTTCTCGATGACGAGGTTTGTATCAACCTCGCGAACGTCGAACTTGATAATAAAATCAAAGCCTCCTTGAATCTCGCTGGCCTGAGAGGGCAAGTCGATGCCGCAAATGCGTACTTTCTCCTGCGGGGTTAGGTACTGGAGAGCCAGAGCAAAGACCTGTTGGTAGATTTCAGTCCAGCAAGAGAGCCAAGAGTTAACCAGCGTCTGCTGAAGCAACTGCGAGCGTACGTCTTCAACGTACTTAGACGTGAGGCCATAGTAGGCCGCGTGCTGGGCCTCTACGCGTTCAATCATGGAGAACGCTACCTGAGGGTTACCTGCGGGCGGCTCCATGAACGTGTAGTCATCTTTATTCGTTACGGGCAACTGTACGGCTGGGCCAAGTCGGTTAAGTGCACCGATTCGCTTGCTTACGCGGATAGGCGGCAAAGTCTCGATGGCAGTACGGTCGCGGAGAGCGTCGTGCTGTGCTTTGACCTCGTCTTGGTCAGTGCGGCTTACTTCAGGAACGCCGCGTGACTCCATGATAGCACGGCGAATCCATTCGCGGCGGAATCCGACGAACGGGTACTTGCCGTGGTAGTAGTCCAGAATCTCGTGCTTGCCGCAGACGTTATTGCCAACCTGCGGGGAGAACACCGTGTAATAGATTGCTGGGATGCCTTCCTCGTTAATCTGGCGGGCGTACGCGTACACAATCTCAATCATGTTGCGACCACGCCAGACGTTAGTCGTAAGCACGTTAGTAACAGGCGTAAGGCTAGGGTCGTTGTACATCGACGCCTTGCCGATGCTTGCACACGCCTGCTCAATGAAATCCTTGCTCCAGCCATCAGTCTTTTCCATGGAACGCACTTCAACCTCAGTAAGGAACGTTCGGCGGAAAATAACGCGTGCACGGCTAAGGTCAGTAGTTTCCTGAGGGAACGTAATCTCGTCGTAAGGCTTTAATGCGGTAATGCACGGTGCGTTACTCAAGACGTAAGGTTCTTCAATTTCAGCAATGCCGTTCTCGCGGAGGTCCTTGACCATCTTCTTGCAATCGGAGACCTTGGCGTTGTTCATAACGGCACTTAGTAACTGAGCAAGGTAAGCATCGTTATTTGCGTCGGTAATCAGTTCTGGAAGGCGGGTAATGATTCCGTTCGGGTCCTGCTCCTTTTGCATTTCAGCAATTGCGGAAATGTCTTCCATGGTAATTTTCTGGCGGCGGATGGAGGTGCTCTGCTCCCAAGTAACGTGGAACACGGTCCAGCCGTATTGGAGTGCGTACTGAGAGCCTAGGTAGGCTTCCTGATACATCTCGCGGCTGTGACGGCCTTCGAGTAGCCACCGCATGAGCGTGCCAGCGGCGGATGCGTTAGCGG